AGTATAAGGTAATGTTATAAGATCACCAGTTTTTCGGAAGTGTGAGGATGAACTTGTATTCTGTGAAATGTCAAAGAATTGTTCGTATGATCTTGGTCTTAGTTGTCCTCTCTTACTATCAATTGCACACTGATAATCAGGATGGAAAACATCACCTCGTTTGTGACCTCTAAAGTTATCTACTAAGAAACCTGACTTGAATCTGTCGAAACCGTCAGCGTCTAAAATCTGTTTTGATTGAACATCTTTTTCTAATAATGAAAGTGATGTTATTCTTTCTAAGTTGGTAACCCTTTTGTTTATCTTACCGATATCAGCCATTGTGTATCGTCTGTGATCTTTTGAGGTTACTGTTATTCCATCTGTATTCAGCGTGTACGCAGGTATGCGTAACTCGAATAATTCGATTGCATCATCAACACCTTTAGGTCTTTGAGGTGTGATTGCAGGAATACCAGTTGCAACTTGGAATAGTCCACTCTTATGTAAGTATACTCTGTCTATTCTACTTACATAAAAATCAATATCTCCGACAACACTTGTTCCGTCAACTGGAACATCGTTTACACTTGAACCAGTTGCAGTGATACCTGTTCTTGCAGACTCAAATGATTTACCGTGATTTGTACCAAGTGCTTGTGTATTACCAACATATGAGAACGGTGCATATACAGCACCACTTGTTGTGTTTGATAAGTCTACAATCGATGTAAGATCAGGGTTTGCACTTCCAAAAGTTGTAGTACCTAAAATTTGTCCTAAGTTTGGTCTAAAGTCGACTGCATCTGATAATTCAAATGTACCATCAGGTTCTAATCCACCTAAGTCAACTCTACTTGGTGAGTAAACAGGAATGTCTTTATAATCAACACCTGCATTTAGATATGAGTTTACATCATAGTAATCTCCACTACCTGAAGAGGTGAAATAATCAAATACAATTACAATTGGATTATTTGGAGCTGCACTACCTTGTTTTCTAATGATTTTTGATATGTCATAGTATCCATCTCTCTGTCCATCATCAAATAGATATCTGTTTCTAATATTTGGTGAACCTTGTGATACACCACTAATTGTTGCAAAGGCACTTGAAGTCGCTCCAACGATTGTCTCTCCATCTACAAATTTATTTGCATTTGTATAATACCAATATGAAGTTGCACTTCCACCATTGTAATCGATTAGTGTTGCTCTTGCACCTGAAGTCTGACCAACGACAGTTTCAAAGAGTGTAAATGTTCCATTGATACTGTTTAGTGTTGCACTTGGTGGTAGTGGATCTGTTCCACCCACACCTTCGTAAATTGCACGAATTCTGAATACATCAGAGACACCTAGTGTAATATCTCTATCATCGTATGCAGTTCCATAGTATCCACCAGCAGTTCTTGCACTTCCGACTTTCAAACATCTTGCTTGTCGTAATACTTTTTGTCTGTTAGATGGATTAGTAATTGTAACTGTAAATGTTGCACGAATCAATGCACCATTATCGTTTGGTAATCCTGACATTGTAAGAACCTGACCTGAACCTGTAGAAGTCAAACTATCTTCAGTAAGTGATTCGATATCGATCAAATCACCAGCGGCATAATCAGGTGTTCCACCTGACTTAGGTTCTACAATTGCAAGAGTGAAATTATCTGTGTTTCTTGTACCAAAAGTACCTGTTCCTGTGTCTAATTCAAACTTACCGTTTGAGTCAACGGTAACAACCTCTTGTCTTCTTACAGTAGCAGACTCACCTGTATGTGTTGCAACCCAATCTCTTGGCCATGCAAATATATTTGCAAGTTGGTCTTGGTTATAGATTGCAGTTCTAAATCTTGTTACTTTACCTTGATAGTCTCCACCAGCAGTCGTTGCACCGTTTCCATTGAATTGTGTAATGGTTGCAGTTGTATCGTTGGTTACTGCTGTTACAACATGATATTCAGAAGCTGCAGGGTTGTATACCACATCACCTACATTTAGTTGATTTACAAATCTAGAACCAAATCCTGACATGGTTGCAGATGCATTAGTAAATGTTACAACTCCTGATAATGTTGCTTCTTTATCAACAAGTGTATCAGCTGTGAAAACTTCTCTGTTTGTGTTTTGTGGAACTTGAGAAATACCTCTAACCACACCAATGTCATAGGTTCTAACTCCTGTGTTTTGACCTGCTGTAAGTGCAAAGTCTCCAGCACCTTCTGAACTGATTGCATCAGTGTCTAAGAATGTACCATCTACATCGTGTATGTAAAGTGCATTCGAGTTGTTATCGTATGCAATGATACCTGTTGCACCTGATACAGAACCAGTGACTTTATCACCACCTTTTGCTGTACCTGAATGTGCAGAATATGAAATCTTTGTCAGTAATTTTACATCAAATATACTAAGTTGAAATACTGAACTGTCGTTGTATACACCGTCTCCGTCAACACCACCACTTGATCTAATTGTGATGTCTCTAACTCTACAGAAACCAATATAGTCTCCTGAAGGTTCTGTACCTGCAGATGAAGATGTATAATCACTCCATAGTTTACATAATCCGTATGGAGTTTGTGCATCTGTACCTGACTCATTACCAAATTCAGGTAGTGAGTGTGCATTGTTTACTCGTAAAAAGTTTCCAAGTCTAACTGGTGAGTTTGCATTGTCAAGTGATACTTTTGTTCTTGCTTTATTGATAGTGATTGGTGTTGTTCCAACTTTATCAATTTCGTATCCTCTTACATATGCTTTTCCAGGCGACACTTGCATAATAACTTTAGTCTCATCACCACCAAGTGCAGAAGTGTAATATCCTCTGTTGGTTGTGTCGTCTAAGTGTTCTCTGAAATTATATCGGAATTGATTGACAACAAAATCACCGTTTGTATCGTATGTTCTTCTTGCAAGTGTGTTCTCTATTTCATTGTAAATAGGTTTGGTGATTTCTAATTCGATGATACCATTATTGACTCTTACAAACTCAATGAAGTTTGTATCGTCTGTATCTGTAAGTGAAAACTTGGAGAGAGTAAGAGAAAACTTAAGTCTGTCAGCACCAGCTGCATTCTCGTTATTTGTTCCTGTTGCATTGTCTAAAAGTGTGTTGTCATTTGCAGAACTGATAAGTTCTTCTGTTACTTTTAGACCTACTCTATAAGATGGTTTACCTGAATATTTCTCAAGTATAATTTCTTGTGCATCTACTTTACAGAAGAAACCTCTGATAAAGACGACACCCTCTGAAATGTTTGCAATAGAGGCACGACCATTTGGTGTGTCGGTAGATGCAACAACTGAGAACTCGTTATTACTTCCAGTTGCAGTTGCATTACCACTTGAATCAAATGAAACAAATTCTATACTCTCATTTGCAGTAAAGGCAAATGAATGATCTGTGTCTGTACCTTGTGATTTATACTTGACAAATAGTGTTAGTTTATCATCGGTTGTCTCTGCACTAGATGTCATAATCTGTGCAACTACACCTGAAGTTTTACCTCTGATAAATGAACCGTGTGATGATGTTCTATATGTCTCTACATTAGCATCACCATTTGAATTAGGGTTTGCAGAATTTACTTTAACAAAGTAGTAGTCCATATTGACATCAGTTTGAGCACCTTGTATGATAGAACCTTCTTTGAAGAAGTGACTACCAAGTCTTTCAACCTGATTTTGTAATATAGACTGTGATTGAGTTAATTCTCTTGCTTGAAGTGGACGACCAGCACGGAACAGAACCTTATGAAAGTTTTTGTCCTCACTATAGTCGTCATAATATGGTGTAATATTTAGGTCAGTTTTCTGCATATTCCCTACTCGTTATTAATGTTTGAGGAGAACTCTCCTCACCAATTACATTTCGATAATCAGTTTGATATCTTCTATTTGGTCGGCAGCTCTTGATACAGCACCCCTATTTTCAATATAAAGAACTTGTCCTGTATATTTTTCTACTTCAGGGAAACTTGTTGAAACTGAAGACACTGTACCAATTGATGAACCACTTTCATAAACAGTATCAGCAGCTGCAAACGAAGCATAACCACCTTCACTATTTGCGACAGGGATATAGGAAACATCATTTGATGATATAGATAAAATTCTTCCTACTGCTACACCAGCACCATTAGCAGCTGCATCCATAATGATGTCATCTGTTGATAGTCCTGAAACACTTGAAAGTGTCATTTTTTTGTATGCAGCTAATGTAGTTGCAGTTGCGACAGTGGTTGTACCAACAGTGAATGGATCTTGAACTAGACCAATTCTTCTGAAATCGTTATCTGTTGGGAAGTCACCTGAACCTTCTGCAAACTCAAGTCTTGAGTTTACGATTACATAGTTTCCACCAAGTTCTTGAACTGGATCTGCACCGTGTCCGATTAAAGGTGTAATAATTGGTGTAACAACTGCATTTGATCCTGATCCGATACCTGTGATACCTGCAATGTCAATCGATGCTCTTCTATAACCTGTTCCGTAAGTTGTAACTGTAACATAGTCTACAGCACCGTTTGCAACAACAACTGTACATTCACCACTTGAACCATCACCATCGATAGCAACTGAAGTATATGAACCATTGTTATAACCTGAACCACCTGCATCTACTCTTACATGATAGATTGCACCGTCTACTGCATCGTTCTCAACATCCCATTGAGAAGAACCATCATCGGTTGCAGATGAACCCATTCCACCACTTGTTCCTGTTCCGTCTATTTCAGCTTGAGCACCAAGTGTTTTTACTGGAATGAAGTCGTTAGTTACAAATTTGATTGTGTCTGAGGCAGATATTGTGTACATGTATTTCCACTGATATCCTTGGGCAGCTCCTGAATCTGAGGTTGTAACTATTGCAGTTGAGCTTGTACCAGTAGGTTTGACAGTAGAGGCAACGACAGCACCATTTGCATCTCTACCTGTTCTAATACATTTGTAAACATTATACTCGTCTGTTATGACATAAAATCTTCCATCAAACAAACTGTTTTGTGATGTTGCAGGTGTTTGATTTGATGATGAATAATCATGTGCATACTCATCGTAAGATGTTCCTGAAGTCCAGTCGTATCTTGTTATACCATGTGATACATCTGAAGAAGAAACCTTCTTCATTGCAATCATATCTGACCATGCATCAACCTCTTCCCCTATACCGTTTGAAGGTGAAGGTGGGTTGTTATCGTCAGTCCATGCCCATGGTCTACCTATGAATAAATAAGTCGATGAAGCGGATTCACCGAAATCTTCCTTAAATTGTTTAGCGTTATGTACTCTAAACTTTTCCGTAATAATTGCTGCCATTTTTTAATCTCCTCAGATTATTTATAATACTATTTATAACTTATGCAGACTTTACATAAGCATTAAATGATAAATTTGTCCTTTTTCTTTCATGTAAAGGCAATTCTGATACATACATCTTAGGTAGATAGTATTCCATATCAGATATTCTAATTCCTTCAGGTTGTGATTCTTCACTTAGAACATTACCTGTACCGTCTTCCAATAAGAAATCATCTTCATCCGTTTCATCTTTTAAGTAATAAGAGATGTCGTAAGTCCGTTGATTTGATATTGTATTTATTGTTCTATAAGTTGACCCTAATGGGACAAAAGAAGTATAACTATGACTACCTGCATCCTCGTCTGAGATTGCATCGCCATCTTCAAAGATGATTCTATTACCATCTTCAAACAAGAAGTATTTGTCTTTGAGTTCTATTGATCTTTCTGTTGTAAAGTAATGTACTGGTTCATCTGTTGTTGCAGATTCTAATCTAACAATATCACCATCTTCCATAATCATTACATCACCATAATCACCCTTAACATTTGCATGTTCACTAGGTTCTAATCTTAGTTTGCAAACTTCTTCTTCTAATTCTATTCGACTACCATCTTCTAATATCAATACTTCATCTACAATATCGTATGAAGTGAAAACTTTACCGTGTCTTGCAGGCCTTCTTTCTGTTTCTATTGACAACCAACCGTTGTCTGCTGACTCAAGTGATAAAGATGTAACTGTTCCATTACCACCTTGTAGTCTTGTTCCTGTAAGTGTAGTTGCACTTGCAAAACTATTGATAATGTTTATATTCAAGTGTCTGTTTCTATGAGATGAATCACCGAACTCTGTGAAAGGTGTTGTTCTAAAGATAGAAGGTACACCTGCATCTCTCAATACAATCAATGGTGTATTCATCTCATCTGCATTCGTGTAAATCTCAATTTCTCTCATTGAGTTTGTAAATGCATTGACTACATAAGGTACAACTTCAAGTCCGATAATAATAGTTGGTCTAAATCTAACCTGTTCTGTTGGTTGTGCATCAATAACATTTTTGATTGCAACCTCACCAAAGAAAATATGACCTGCTGGATGTAAGAGGTCTTTCAATGCACCTCTCCATTTGTTGATTGATTCTCCAACCTTCAAAACATAAGAGTGTGTCTGATAATAATAACCATCGTGAATGTTAGCTGCATCTTCATCTAAGAAACTTCTAACACCCAAGAAATTAGTTTGTATGATACCCTCACCAGCTTGTGTACCACGACCAGTGTAAGGATCAAATTTTAGAACTCTAAACTCGTCCACATTGTTGTAAGATACCATTTCATTTTCTAAAAAGTATCCATCAACATCTTTGACAGTTACAATATGTTTGTTTGCATTGTAAGAAACTACTGTTGCAGTTGCACCTGAGATATCCCCTGTAAGTGTTATATCTCGTGTAAGTGTTGCAGTAGGTGTTTCGATTAACATAGGTGAGAATGAGGAACTATCTAATGCACCATCTGAGTCAAACTTATAACCTTGTTCTTGTATATTGACTGATGCAACACCACCAATGTTTTCACCGTATGCGAAAAGTTTTGCACCTGTACCTGATGAAACGGTTGTGTTAGTGTTTAGTTTTTGTGTATTTGATGTACCACCAGTAATCTGTTCACCATCTATGAACACCCCTGTGTCTGTTGATTCTCTTTTGACAACTATTCTTTTCTTCTTAGGTTCAAGTCTAAGAATAGTTGCAGTTGCAGAAGAGTTTGTTCCTGTAACAACCTCACCTTCTTGGAAACCTGTTATGTCATCAAAATAAATGTATCCGCCTGGATACACATTGGGTACACTATTATACCATCCACCGTCTTTGATTCTAATTGAACGAATATTACCTACAGTAGTCTCTTGGTTTATAAGTGAACCATCTTCATAGGTTATTCTATTGAACTGTGTATAAATCTCTACGAGTTCACCACCTGAAAGTGGAGATGTGAATGTAACTCTATCGTTTTGTGATATAAAATCAGTTGTAGGAGTTGATTCAATACCATCAACAAATACTCTTACAGTATTGTCATTGAAAAATATTCTTTTACCATTGTTGTCTACTCCTGAAAAAACAGTCTGACTAGCTGCTGCAGTGATTTCAAACTGACCCCAGTAAGTTGCATTTTCTAAAAGGATTTCATCACCTACTGAACCGATGATTGCCTCTGCACCACCTGTTTGTAGATTATCTTCAAATACAACTAAATCACCTGAGTCATAGTTTATTCCTTCTTCTTCAATGTAGATATGTGTGATAGGGCCGTAAGTAAGACCATCTACAACACCTTTTGAACTGACTACATCTGTATCATCTTTTGAACCAGTATAATTGATTGCATCACTGATATTGTACATGGAACCTCTAGTTGGTGTTTCTAGAGTTAGACCACCACCATCTTCTAAAAGAATAACACCACTATCGTCATGTTCAACATAAACAGATGAATTGTCTAAATTGGTTCCTGCAATGATACCTTTGATAACACCTGTATATTTTGTTTTATCGTCTCTATCTAAAAATGTGACTGCATCGGTATTACTAAATGTACCGTAGTGATTGTTTTTGATATTACATGAATAGATAAATGCAGAACTGTCTAACACATAGACATTTTCAATAATTGACTCTGCAAGTATTGTGATACCATCTATATCATATTTGGTAATCTTATCTGTTGCTTTGGGTAAGTAATCTCTATCCATTTGCACAACCAATCTTCGTTGTTGGCTGTAACTAGAATCTGAAAGATATATTGTTTCGTTATCAGGATATCGTATCTCTGAATCTTCACCAAACAATATACGCATCAAGAACTTTGCAGACTCTTCTGTACCCTTAGTCTGATATAGTTCTTTTATATGTTTGATTGCAAGTCTTTTGTTCGGAACATTAGTCAAGTCTAATGATGGTACAAAGTCTCTTTGATAATATTCTAGGAAATCTTCTGTTGTATGATCTACATCTCCTATATCTAGAAGTCTGTTGTTTGCAGAGATTGTGTTTTGTTTATATGTCTGCACTATGGCAGTTTGATTACCGTCTCTTCCCTTTATTGTTTCAAGTTTTGAAAAACCTGTTCCTGATATAGACCGAATGTAAAGAGTATTACCACTGATGACTTCTATTTTTGCAACTGAACCGTTTGTTTCACTGTAGATGTATTCACCTACTACAAACGGACTTGCAGTTGGGTTTGTGTTTGCAGAAGATGATTCTGTTTTTATCTTTGAAACATTTTGATCAGGAGACGGAGAGACGGTGGCAGGTTCAAGTAAAATTGACCCATCACCGTCTTCAAGTAAAATACCGTCTATTTCACTTTGAGACTTTAGAACTAAAATCTCAGCTTCTAGGTACTCAAAATATGCTTTAAGAAACTGCTCAAAGATAGGTGATTCTTCCTTAACAAAATCAGGAAGAAGATTCGGTAATCTTTGACTTAGTTTATCAATGACATATTTTTCGTGTGACATAATATTATGTTAATGTTGCTCCAACAGTACCTAATGGGAACCAGTTGTTACCGTCCCAAATAAGAATAGCAGCTTCACCAAGTGCATCAAACACGATTTGGTTTGTTGTTGTTGATGAATAACCCCATGAGGTTACTGTTACTCTTGCTTCGTAAGATGAACCATGAAATGATTTCATCCACAATACTTTTAATTGACCAGTGTTAGTTCCATTGTCAAGTGTAAATGATGTATGAGCACTGAAAGAACCACCATCAAATGCAGTACCAAAAGTACTTGCAAGGTTTGATGCAGTTGCTGTCAATGATGCAATATCATCTACTGCAAGAAATGTAGGAACATTCTCGAACAATTGTCCGATAGTCATTTTTTTATTTACTGGTGTGCCGCCAGGGTTGTCAACAATATGCAAAAGATCATCGGCACCGATGTCTGAATCTGCAACTGCTGTTAAAGCACTAATTTTTTTATCTGCCATTTTTTTCTCCTATAATCCAAATAAATGGGAAACTACTCAGGGGACTCCTGATCACTTTATACATAATTAGTAACTAGATGAAGGTGTTGATTTATAACCGACACCTGCACTAGACTCACCACTTGCGATGGTGTCTATTTCACCTTGTACCGAAATGTCGGCAGAAGAGATATCTATTAGATTACCCCTTGTTGCAACAACATCATAACTGTTTGGTATGACGGTGAAGTCGATTGATGTATTGGCATTTACCGTTGAGGTAATGTTCAATGCATCTATTGATAACAATCCAGTGGAATAATTTATTGTTCCAGCTTCTGAATCGTTATAAATTCTTGTAGAACCTGATAGGTGATATCTTCTTACATTACCTGTACCATCTTCGTCAAAGTAATATGTTTTTGTATCACCATCAAGTAAAAAACCTGTTGTGGTTAGAATACCACCTGTACTTGCCATGTGTCCTGAATGAGGATTGTAAAGACTGTTTCCAAAGTTTACAGTGATGTCTTTCTTCTGACCAATTGTAACAGAGTGTTGTTTTCTTAGTCTTATGTTTGTAATGTTTGACAAAATACTTGAGTCTGCATCATCAATAGCTCTGACAAGTTTTGAATGTCTAAAGATTGAATCAAAATTGTTTAGATTTGCAGTATCCCAATCAACGATTGCATTCGTTACTAATGTCTGCAATTCTCCTAGAGAAAGTCTTGTTGATTTAGGGTTGTACTTGAATGTAGTTGAGACAAGTATTTTGATAATTTCAGGATCAATGATTACAGGTCGAACTGTAATCATATTAAGTTTTCTGAGTTTCTGTTGTATCACTCGTTTTTCTTCTGCAGTTATATAATCAGAATTGTTTGGTTTGATTGCAAGGAATACTTTACCGTATTCAGGTGGATCATTATCTTCACCACCCCATACTGCAATTGCATCAGCATTTGGATAGTACTCAGAAACTTTTGCTTTATAGTCGTTCAATGTAACTAATCTGTTTTGTGATGTAAAGAACTTATTGGCTTTGAACTTGATTGAGTCAATACTTTCTCTCTCTGAACCACCAGTTGCAGGTGTTTGAACAATAATAGTACCTCTAGAGTATCCATTGATTGCAGTAACAATACTAAAAGATTTAGCACCATTTGCATGGTCATCATCAACCAATATATAAGTTACATCAATAATATCACCATCTAAAAGTTCTTTTCCTAATACACCATCACCAAAATAAATTTCTTGAAACCCTTCTTCGTTTTCTTGAATGTAAAACACTTCAGATGTTGTTTTGATTTCTGATACATCGGTAGAAAGTGTATATGCAGTAGAGACATTGTTAGAAGTAACTGTGACCTCTATAGATGATCCATCTACTCTATCATTAGATAAAACATATTTTGGATTTTTTATTTGACGATCATGAACAAAGGTATCTGTAACATATGTTCCCTGAATTAGTTCTACATCAGTGTAGCTAAAGTTTGTACCATTTTGAACTGGTTTGACAGAAGAGGAAACAACAAATTTATAGTTTGAACCATCAAAGACTGACTCGAATACATTTCCTCTTAGAAGAGTCATCTCTGTTGTAGTCGGATATGTACCGTCTGCATTCCTTACATTAGAAAGTGTAAGTTCTATTTTTGCTCTTGCAGCCTTTTCTGATGCAGGGATAAAACCTAAATCTTTTGCACGAGATACAACATTTTTTCTAATCTGTGCAGAGTCTAAGAATAACTCTGATGCAGCTAAGTTAGTATTGAATGCATTGATATGTGATGCATAAGCAAGTAAGTCAATAAGTAAAGACATATTTGAACCTTCAAAGTTATAATCTTTGAATTTGTCTTGACCTTTGAGATAGGTTTTTAGATTCGCTGAAATATCATCAAAATCTAAATCCGATACATTTAATAATGAACTTTTGACTGCCATGGTTATCGTGTCCTTTTAATTTTTACTTCAAAACTGTTCGTTAGTGAACTATTTCTTATGGTATATGTAACAGAAACATGCAAGTGATTATTACTCTGATTTGAAAACTGTAGTTTTACATTGTATACTCTTGGTTCAAGTGTTTCGATTGCATTGACTACTCTATCATAGAGTAAGTGTCTTATTCTGTCGTTATCTAACTCAAACAACGAAGCTCTGATATTGGTTCCGAGGTTAGGTTTAAATGGTCTCTCGTAGAAATTAGTAAGAACGATATTTCTTACTGACCTCTTAACTGCCTCTGCATCTGTCTTGAGTGTAATATCACCTGTTACAGGATGAGGTGTAAGAAATAAATCTAAATCAGAATATAGACTCTTACCTGTAGCAACTACTTTTGCTTGATTAACTAAATCTACCATAATACTATTTATAAACAAATATAATCTTTAGATTCTAATTAGTGAGATATTATCACCTTCTTTTGGTGTATCCACAAATCTCACATAATTTCCGTTTTCCACATAGTTATTGACACCAAGTGCAGCTGAGTTTATCAATCTATTATCGTTCAGATAAACACGAAGGGTTCCCTTACCAGTAGGTGCAATAAACTTATCAGTTACACCATCACCTTGATAATATGCAACATTGACTCTTTCTGATCTCTCTAAAATCTCGTTCAACTGTTCTTGTGATGTGACTTTTGTTTTTCTTCCCAATGCATCCTCTACTTCAAGGTATTCATTTACTGTACCTGAACCTCTTACAGTTGTATTGAAGTTGAAAGTTTGGGACTCATCAACATCTATAATTTTAGCAGCTGCAAGTGCAGATAAACCTGAACCTAAATTTGAAGGAAGATCGAAGGGGAAACCTATAAGTTCTAATATATCACAGAAAGTTATGTTGATCCATTTGAAAATAGAACCCAATCCAATCTTGTCAAAAAACTTCTTTATAATTTTGACCCAATCAAATAAAAGTTTCTTTTTCCAGTTGATTGCAAAATCTCTGAATGCTTCTATGTATGATTGTATAAGTTCATCACATGATTTGACCGTTGACTTTATTTCACCACCTAAAAGTGATAACACATTGAAACCTAGAATGTTCAATTCCTCAAGTGTACGACATACTAACTTTCTTAGTTGTTGAATTCTCTTGTTATATTCTTTTCGTAGTTCTTCAGATAAGTCAATATTCCTAAGTTTTTCTCTCAACTCATTTATCTCAGTCTTAAATTTACCTATTGCAGCTTGAATGAAAGCTGAAACATCAAACTCAAATAATGCAGATAGATCAGGAAGTCCTAAAAGTTTCCAAATAACTTTGAAAATTTTTATAAGAGTTTTTGCAAGTTTGAAGATACCATTTGTGATCCAATCATGTACCTCTGACTTTATCCAACTCCAAACAACTTGACATCTTTTCTTTCTGTCATCTACTCCAAAAGTACCATCAAATGTTTTATAACCCTCAGGAACTAAATCATAAAGAGAATCAATCTTCTCACATATCTGCATTTTGATTCTTTCCTGTTCTGCCTTTGTAGCAAGTTTTGCAACATCAATGGAAATACCAAAGAGTGTGACTTTGAGACTAAAACTTGTAATCTTAGAAATCAATTCTGCAACCTTCATAGGAATATAGATATGCATTTCTTGTATGAACTCTGTAACTGCCTGCCTTGCTTCTGCTTGCCAATCACGAACATTGAACTCAAGTCTAAGTTGTCTTATCTGTTCAAGTATTCTTTCTCTTTCCTCACCGACCTTACCTTCGAGTTCTGCCATGAGTTCTTGTATTCTTCTTCTGATATCAGGATCAACACCATCTATATTCCACCATGGAGATAATATATTTGCAATTTTTTCTCTCCATTCTTCTATGGTGTTAATAACTTCCTCTATCTCTGCACGGATTTCATCTGTAATCTCGTCTCTTTGTTCTACCATCCATGCTCTAAGTTTACTTGGTATCTGACCAATTTCATTGAGTATGTTTGTTAAATCAGCAGGTGTAGGAAATTGAAAAATGTCTCCCTGTGGGCATGAGATCTTGCTTGGAATTGATGGAAGTGTGAATGCCATTTTAGTTCAATGTTATGGTAGGAGCTGCAACTGTCAAATCACCACCTGAGGTAATATCTGTTTTACCTGTGACTTCTATACTTGCATTTCCTTTCACAACTATTTTCATATCACCACAAACGGTGACTTCTTTATCACCACACACAACTTCGTAATCACTTTGTACGATTCTTGTATGTCTATCACCTAGTGGTTGTACTTCAGTATATGTTCCTGAACGATGATAGATTAGTATTCTTTCTGCATCTCTTGTGTCATCATATTCAATCAAGTGTCCTGACTCAGTGTACATTGACTTGTTATATGGATACTTAGGTGCAGCTTTTGTATCAGGTGTATGAGGTGAGTTTAGAAATGAATAGTCTGCTTCACCTTGTGCAAAAACAGATACATCTGACATGTTGTAATAATCTTCTAGTGGATAATAAGGTAAGTCATCATTTGTAAGTGTTGGGTTAGTAATCTTAGTTCCACCTGAACCTTTTTTCTCATCACTACCTGAACCTGTCAACGAACTTATTGCATCTCTGATCGATGACAAAATTCCAGTTGCACCACCTGATGCAAGTTTAGAGGAGTAATCAATCTCAACTGTTTTAGGTGTAATAGGTGCATTTTCTAAATCACCGAGTAAACCAAAACTTCTTCCTGCACCAAAGATAGGGCCATCAGGTGTTCCAACATAGTCACTCTCCTTCAGTGCTCTAGGATCATTGAAACCAATTTCTCTGTCTCTTATTTTTTCTCTTCTTGCATCTCCTAATCCAAATCCTGTAACTGGTATTTCTTTAGGTTGATTGAACCCTACCATACCACCTATGACCATAGGTTCTTGCATTGATTTTCCGTCTTTGAAAGTTACAACTACAGTAGTTCCCTCTACAAGTCCGTGTTGAGTTCCGAAACCTGATAATGTTGCAGAGGTTGTAGGCATAAGAACGGTTGCCCATGGTAAGTCAGGTGTTCCTATCTTTTGTTTGTTCTCCGTGTGTAACCCATGCACACGCACACGCACGCGACCCAACTTTTGTGGATCGTTTCTATCTTCAACTACACCGTAATAAAAATTCATCGTCTTATTGCACTTCCTTCTTCAGGGCCACTTGCTGTCAATAATGGTGAAGGTATATCTTTGATAATACCTGCATAACTTTCTTTTACACAACTAAGATTGAGTATACCCACTTCTTCTACTGGTGAACACTCATAACCAATTTCAGTTATAATGTACCGATTATCGTTCAGTTTGTCAGGAGATACTTGTCTACCCTGTACATCCTTAGGTTGTTGTTTCAGTATGATAACATGACCCACACTTAGATCTGTTCTAAAAGGAATTTGAACTGTTACACGATATTGTCCTATAACTTGCATTAGTGCATTTCTACCTAATCTCTTTTCATCTAAATTTTGTCTACCTCTCCATTCTTCATCTTGGTCTATTTGACCATTATCAAATGAATGTCGTGAATGAATGTCGTGTACAATAAGTGAACCGTCTTGTTCGTTTGGTGCAGAGTCAACATCGTATTGAGTAACTGTTATGTTCTCTGTTGCACCTTTAAGGTTATCAGAAGTTAACCAAACTTCGTCTTGATCTAAAACACTTAGTGGATGACCTGATACATGATGACCTTTGTTATACACTTTCTTTAGATCAAACACTTGGTTGTATTGTATTTTTCTTATAGGGTCAAATACTTTCATGGTACTTGCATACCCACCTGTTTCTGTTAGTTTGAGTGTGTCAAATTGTTGTTCCCTCATAAATGTTTTGATTTCAGAATGTAGACCACCCTTTCCATTTAGATCACGAATACTTGCATCGTAATCTGTTCTTGGAACATTGTCGAACTCTACTGGAAATTCACTTTGACACATTTCTGAAAACGACTTGAATTGAAACTTACCGTTTGCAGTTTGAAAGAAAAACATTTCATTACCCCATGTGTTATCGGATGGAGTACCTTGTGCTGAAATGTAATCTATTATATCGTTTACTGTCCAGTTAGGAGAAATGAATTGAAAGTTTTCGTATTTGGTATCTTCCCAATGATCAAATTCTTCTTCTTTGAAGCTCGCATCATTGAGTAAAATGTTCTGTAAGATATTACTCCACGAACCTCTATACACTTGACTGATTCGTGTTCGTTTTGCATAGAATTCTCTTGGATCACAAAATATAAGTTGATAACCAATACCTAGTCCCTCAGGATTGTCTTGAATATTATGTACTTTGTGAATACGAAAAGTTTTGTCTATAGAAAATTGAGTTTCTGCACTCTTATTCATTCCTTCTTTTTGTCTGAATGCAACTCTAAGAAATTCTTGTCCAGTCATACGGAAGTTTTTTAAGTAATCCATACCATCAATGATAGATGCATCACCAGTAAGAAATTTTGAATCTATAGATTCAAAGATTCTAAGATTGGTACACAACGATCTCAAATCAACAGCCTCTTCAAACTGATTGATAAGAACAAGTGCATCGATTTCAAATTGACCTGCAATCAGGTTTTGTGTTTCTGTTTGTCTGCCTGACATAATATAATTATCCCAATAATCTATCTAACTCAGCAATTAGGGGTTTTACTAAGTGTCTCTTAAGTACTTTGATACTCCTCTTCTTCTCATTTATTGCAAATTCTTCGTCATAAAAAGTAACAGGATTAAAACCTGATGATGGAGTATTCTTTTCAACTCCATCTGAGTTCTTATAATGTGTTACACCGTCTCTATGATTTTGCACAGACTGTACTGTAAATGATTTACCACTATTTGCACCTGTAACCACATCTCCTGCAGTCCATGAACCTCTGTCGACAATAACTCTTTTGAATGTTGGATCAACAAATATAACATTTGCAGTTGATAAAGAACTACTGATTTTTTCTCCTAATAAGAACTTAGAAGAAGATGAAACAATATCGGTGGTGTTCGATGCAGTTAGTATGTAGCCTGGATATTTTTGACTGATATACTCTTCAAATTCATCAAAACTTTTATACCATTGGTAATAGTTATCAAAGTTGTTTGTCAAAAAGAATAACCAATGTAAGTCTGCATCACCGTATAGTTTTGTTGCAACTATATCAGGTCTTTCACCATCGTGAATTTCATAACTTGTGTATTCTATCATACTATCAAGTGCTTCAGGTTCAATTACAACCTTACGAAAAATATCTTTGATTCTTATGATATTACCAGTTTCTAGTTGATACTTTATCTTAGGGAAATTTGAAAAATACTGATTAGGCATTATCCGTCACCCCCTGCAGCTCTTTGTCTTCTTTCTTCCTCTCGTCTTCTAGCGGCTGCTAATTCATCTGCTTCTGCTTGTAACTCATCTTGATTACCTTGAAAATCATGATACCCATTTCGTTTTACTGAGATGTATTCTTTATAATTTTCTTGTGTTGCAATAACAACTTCAGTAAACTCTAAATCTAATGTTGTTTTTATAGGATAACCATCGTGGTAAGTCATAGTGTAATCGTCTGCATATTTAACAGAAGCCTTTGTTAAAAAGCAAGGTAGAAATCCTTCTACATGATTTTTGATAGGGCCGTGATAGTCTATTTGAAATTTGTTTGGATAATTGAAAAAGTTTTCTAATGTTTCTTCTTGACCTTGTTCTGCACCATGATCTTGACGACCAAACATACCGTGTCTAAAGGTATTAGGTAACATCAACATTTTGAAATGATGACAAATCAACTCAACTTGCTGAGCTTCTTCTGCACTTGCAGGTATAAACTCAAAAGCAAAACTATGTGATCTAAAATCCATTCCTTGAAATTGCATTTCTTCCATAGGGTTTTTCGCTTTACCTGCACGGAAGTTAGAATAACCACCAGTCATTGTATTACTAATTGCATTGAGACCTGTTCCAATTGCAGTACTTACTGTTCTCCCAAGTTGAGAAAAACCAGCACCTACACCTTCATTTGCAAATGCACTTCCAGTAGATGTCATTCCTCTAGACAAAATACCGAATTCCTTTTTACCTGTAGATACTTCTATATCACTTATCATTGCACCATCAGGTATATACAACATGATACTTACTTCTTGTATAAAATCATATATATTACCTGTTCCCCCTTCTGTATTATCTGAAGTTTGTGGAATTGCATTTCTTGCTAGTGATCTAAACTCTATAGAGTTCATCATTTGGTGATGTAATGGGTAGGTCAACGCGAGAGGACTTCCATTAGGTTGAAGTGATGCAAATCGTACTGGTGCATTTGCAGAATCAAACGATGCCTTTAGAGACTCTCTTCTCTGATCTAAACGATTTCGTGCATCCTCTCTTCTATCTGCAAGAATATCGTTACTGATAACTCCATCGTAGTTGATACTTCTTAGTTTGCCACTAATTCCTTTGAATGAATTTATTGCATTCTGTACTTTTTTGAATTTTTTGATTAGTTTGCTAAGTGATGCCATTAATTGTGACCTATAAATAATAAATACTATTACTGTTATTTATGTCAAGAAAAGCTTATAAAGGAAAGTTTAAACCCAAGAATTATAAGAAATATAAGGGTGATCCAACAAGAATTATTTATCGTTCTCTGTGGGAAAGACGATTTATGGTCTATTGTGATAACAATCCAAACATTATAGAGTGGGGAAGTGAAGAAGTTATCATCCCCTATAGGTCTCCACTTGACAAAAAGATACACCGTTATTTCCCTGACTTCTATGTCAAATATGTAAACTCAAAAGGTCATACTGTAAGAGAAATTATAGAAGTCAAACCAAAGAGTAAACTCAAACCACCACCTGAACCCAAAAGGAGAACACAGAGATATCTAAATGAGTGTGTATCCTATATGATCAATCAAGCAAAGTTCAAGGCTGCTGAAAGTTTTTGCAAGGAAAGAAGATTAGGTTTTAGAATTTTAACAGAAGATCAATTGACATAATTGCATAAATAGTTATATGGCAATACTCTCAGATTTATTAGAACAACGAGTTAAACTTCCTGAACAGTATGAAAAAAGAAGTTTTGAAAGTTTAGAGTGGTTCAAACAAAGACTTAGAGTTATTCGTTTAGATCAACAAGACTTGATGTTGGATGATGACTTGAAGAGAGAAACTCAAGCATATCCTCGTTTAGGTGAAATGTATATTTATTCTTATGGTGCAAAGTGGGATAAGAAACTACCATACTGGGATAGATTTCCAGTTGTAATTCCTTACAAATATATGAGTGATGGATGGTATGGTATCAATCTACACTATATTGCACCAAGATACAGAGTAAGATTACTTGATGCAATGTATGGTTCTATAGAAATAAACGAAACCACAGGTGCTTTCAAAAGAGATGCACTCAGTTATGAAAGATTGATATCTGCAACTGTATTCAGATATGCAAAACCTTGTATCAAAAGATATCTAATATCACAACTGAAAAGTCCACTATTTCAAGTCCCACCTAAATTTTGGGATATGATTGCACTCTTACCACTACAAGACTTCAACATAAATGCAAACACGGTTTATGCAAAAAGTAGGAAACAATTTTAATGGCTGACAATTATTTACAAAAAGGTTCAATAAACAAATTCAAGTATAACTTTGATTTCGGTGCAAGGTCTAATCTTTTTCATGTAGACTTTTTCCTACCACAAATACTTATTTCTCAGAATAGAGATAGAGAGGGTGCAAACAGACCAAGAGACATGGGTCTAAGAGTTGAGAAGTGTTCTTTACCTTCTAGAACACTTGAAACAACAGATTACAAAATATGGGGGCCTACCAAACCAAGAGTTTCAGGTTACAACCATGACACTACTATCGATATGACCTTTTTGTGTGATAGTAGTTTTTACGATAGATTTATTATAGAGGCATGGATGCAAATGATCTATGCATCTCCTAATACTTCAGAGAGAGTAAACAGTTCATACCCTATTTTTAGTTATCATAACGAATATGCACAAGGTTCACAAATTATAATTTATCAACTTAGACGAGATATGAAAATTGACAGACCTGCACTCAAGTGTACATTGTTCGACACTTATCCGATAAGTTATTCTGCACAAGATTTAGATAAATCGTCAACAGACTCGTTGATGAGATTTGATGTTACTTTTGCATTTGCAGATTTTACAAATGAGTACACCGATGCACCACCTAGGTCTGCACTAAATAGAGGTAGACTAGCACTTGATGCACTTATACAAGGTTCAAGTGTACTCGGAAGATTTAACGATTCTGCAAGAAGATTTTCAGATCGTTTGAATAGACTTGACAGTATTGCTGGACAAGTCAGTGATTTAATTGGTGGATAGTAAGTGAGGAAAAATTATGGCATTACCAATACAGTCTGCACCAACTTATAGAACCTTATTACCAAGTTCTAATGAAGAGGTGAAATACAGACCGTTCCTTGTGAAGGAACAAAAACTTTTGATTCTTGCAAGAGAATCAGATGACCAAAAGCAACAGTTAGAGTCAGTAAAGGAACTGATAACTGCATGTACTTTTGGAGAAATAGATACAGATAAAATTGCAGCCGTTGACTTAGAATGGTTATTTTTACAAATCAGATCTAAGTCAGTAGGTGAGAACATAACGGTAAATCTGAAGTGTTCAGATACAGAATGTAACGGTACTGGAGAAATCCATATTGACATTGAAGGAGTAAAAGTGACAGGTGAAGCTAGTAACGAACCTATAATGATAACTGACTCTGTAGGTGTCAACTTGAAACTTCTAACCGTTGATGGAGTCCAAGATTTGTTTGATAAAACACAAGACGAACAAATCATTGGAGTACTAAAAGCAAGTATCGCAAGAATTTTTGATAATGAACAAATTTTTGAAAGGGTGGATATATCAGATAGTGATCTAAATGATTTTATAGATAACCTAACAATTGATCAACTACAAAAATTGACCAATTGGTTTGAGAAATCACCTAAAATTAGTTTTGATGCAAGTTACGAATGTAACACATGTGGGAAACAAAACACTCGTAGATTAGAGGGTATACAAAGTTTTTTTTAGTATGCCTCTCTCATGAGAGTTTGTATAACTATTACAACTCAAACTTTCAGATGATGCAACACCACAAGTATTCGTTATCAGAACTTGAAAATATGATTCCTTGGGAAAGAGAAATTTACATAAATCTTCTCATCAAATACCTAAAGGAAGAAGAGGAGAGGCAAAAGGCTAGAGAAGCCAGAATGAAAAAATAATAAACTCACGAGGACACAACAATGAGTGAAGCAGTAGAAAATAGAAATGAAGTAAACATCGATCTTGAGAAATACACCGATCTAATGTTAAAGTTAGACGATGCAAATGACAAGATCAAAGAAATGGAAAAACTAACCAAAGACCTTAAGGTTGCAGCTCTAGAAGCTAAACCTAAAGAGAAGTTCACATTTGGTTCTTTGTTTATGGATGACAATCATCTCAATGAGAAATCAATCATTGGATTTATATCATTCTTTATGATGGTGATCTTTGGTATCACTGATCTAGTCACAGGTTACATGGGACAAGATTTAGTAATCTCAGACACTATCTACACTTCCTTCGTGGTGGTTACTTTAGGTTCATTCGGTATTGCAGAAGCTGGAAAGGCATTTGGTAAACAATAAGAGAAAAATAAATGGCTGATAACGACAACGAACTAAGTAAGGTTCTAAAAGAACAGGCAAAACAACAGAAAGAAGCTGCAAGAGATCTCGCAGAAACAAATCGTGAGATTGATGCAACTACTAGAGAGTTTTCTAGTTCTTTTCAAAAAGTCGTTAAGGGTTTACAAGAAGTAAATCCTGAATTAGCAAAAACAGTTGCAGAAATTCGTAAGACAACTAAAGATACTCTTGCAGGTGCATTGCAAAAACGAAAGTCTGAACTAGTTATATCTAACATCGAGTTACTTCAAAAAAAACAAACAATAGAAGCATTTAAAGAAGCAGGTGGTGATCTTGATTTGATAAGAGACACCTTCGCAAAATACGGTGATAAAGATTTTGATTTTGATACATTTGCAAACATTGAAGCAGAGGTAAAGAGAACTACTGATAGATTTTTTGAAGTACAAAGACAATTAGGTGAACAGGCAGATAGAATAGGTTTTCTAACACAAACACAAGAAGAAAACAATAAAGAAACAGACAAGTTCATAAAAGAAACTGCAAAATTTTTGAAGATAGATCCATCTTCTTCTCTAGAAGATATCCAAAAAAAATTAGATGAAAATTTTCAATTTTATCAGGACTATATTGGTGAAGGACTTATTTCTAAACAAGATGGAGATGATGCTCTTGCAGCTATAGACAAGAATAGAGAACTTTATAAAAAATCAAGAATATTACAAGGAGAAGCTTCTCTCTTAGGAGAAGAAATTGCAGAATTAAACAAAAGTGGTCTTGAACAACAACTTGCACAAGCAGAAGAAGATCAAGAAGAAAACTTAAGACTCCAAAAAGACTTCAACGAAAGAGTAAAGAAAAACCTCAAAGAATTAAATAATGATAGTAATCCGATAGGTGATTTTGCAGAGGGTCTCAAGGACTTGACTGATGGTGTCATTGATCTAGAAAGTGTATTTGATGATGTAGTAAAATACACCAATGCAGTTGGAAAAATATTCGGTAAAAAAGATTTATTTGGAAGTGTCGTCAGTGCTTCTCAGAACTTCTTTGCATCCGATAATAAACTTGAATTAGCATCTAAAATGTTTAGAGCAAGTATAGTTGGATTAGGAAAATTGTTTACTGGTTTGGCTACAGGATTTGCAACTGTAATAAAATCCCTCGCTGTTTCTGCTGGATCACTAATCAAAGTTCTTGAAAAAATAGCCGCAGGACTTGGTACGGCTGCAAAAGGTCTAGGAAGAGCATTGATAGCATTTATTCCAGCTGCACTTGCATTCGTTACTGGTTTATTAGCAACTGCTGCTGGTATGTTAGTAGCTGCATTACCATATATTGCAATAGCAGCTGCAGTGATTGCTCTTGGTTATGCAGTATACAAAGCAGCAGAATGGATTGAAGAAAAGACAGGTTTCTTCTCTGCACTATGGTCAGGTATATCAACTTCCTTCTCCACTGCATTAGGTGGATTGTTTGATTTCTTCGGTGGAATAGGAACCTTCTTTTATGGTCTATTCACCCTCGACTTCGGAATGATGTGGGCAGGTCTGAAGCAAACTTTTAGTGGTTTTTGGGATGTTATAACATCTCCGTTGCAGGGACTATTTGATTTCTTTAGTGAACTATTCAATTTTGATATATTAGGTTATTTCAAAAACATAATCAAAGATATACCAGTTATAGGTGGTTTGTTTGGAGGCGGTGAAGAGTTTGATGCACAGAAAGATCTTGCAGATTCTTCAGGTATTCTTACTCGTGATTGGGGTATGGACACCATTGACACTTCAATGGCTGGAAGAGCATCCGATAAACAGATCCAAGCAATCTTAGATACTGCTGATGTAAGTCCTGCTGATCGTGAAACATTAGAAGGTATACTCGCAGATAGAGCTGCAATTAGAGCTGCTGATGAACAAGAACTTGCATATCAACAACAAGCAACAATACTAGCAACAGAGTCAGCTGCTGGTACAAGTACACAACAACCAGTGATTGTAACTAATGCACAATCAACAAACAGTTCAACCTCTAATGTCTATCCTTCAGCCCCACAAACTAGGAACCAAGACAGATACGGTGCAACTGTTGCTAGCACTCAGTTTGTATACTAGATTTCTTTCTATTATATTTTGTTTTATCTGTATGGACTTGAGTAAGTCCGTGTGATGGTGTTTTCTTTTGAGTAAATATCTTATCCCAAGCCAAAGAGAACTGTTCGTCTGATACGATTTGAGGTCTTCTCTTTGAACCTTTAGACATTATCTTTTCCTTCTATAACCGTTTAGTGCTTGTCTTTCCTTTTCTAACTGTCTTTTTCTATTTTGATCTTGCATTTTTTTGTGTTTCTTAGCAGCTGGTTTTTCGAAAAATTCTCTTTTTCTTACTTCCTCTACGATACCTGCTTTTTCACAAGATTTCTTAAACCTTCTTAGCATCTTATCAAACGGTTCAACAAATTTAGATTTTGGATTAGTTCTTGGTGTTACACTTGGCATAAATTTTCCTATAATAAAAAATGTGAAGTCGCCCCTACTGTTATAGCAACCCGCTCTTCACCGAAGTCCCCGCATCTAGCTGAACTTCTTACCCCTACTAAGTACCCCCTGTTATCCACGGTCTTAGTCAATGGTAGTACTTTCATAGGACACATTATAATCATACTACCATCCCAAACATAAACTTACTGTTCAGTTGCAAGTTTACGGAAGTAATCCATAGTATCATCTTCACTATCTTCTAATGATGAGTCAACTGATCTGATTACTGGTTCATCTGCAACAGATTCGTTTGCATTTGACCAAGGCACTTCTTCTTCGTCATTCGCAATACTTTCTGCTGTAGAGGTTGCAACACTACCAGTGAGACCTAGAACTCTCTCAAATTTTTCTTTGAGTTCTTCGTAGGTTTTGAACTCTGATGGTGCAACGATATCAGCAAGACCATGCACAGAATTAAACACTTCTGTTAGTCTTGTTTCATCTGTAAAAAGTGGTGAAACTGAATCAAATTCTGATTTGTCGTAGTTCCAATAACCGTCTACTTTTCTGATTTTGATTTTGAAGTTAGCACCCTCTCTGAGATCAAAAGGATTTACTGCTTTTTCATCTTCAAATGCAGGTGACATTGCTTCTTTGAGTTGTTCAAAGATTTTCTTACCATATTTGAATAAGAAAACTTTACCTTCATTGTCAGGATTTTTTGGATCAGAAACAACAAAGACATTTGAGACATAGTGCAATCTGCGTTTTTGTCTCCTTGCAATTTCTTTGTTTGCTTCAATTCCAGTATTCCACAACTGAGTGTTGTATTCTGACACTGGGTCTTGTTTATTGAGGGTAGTCAAAGACTTCTCAATATACCAACCGCCTGGGCCTTGGAAACCATGATCCCAGTAAGAAACCCAAGGTAATTCCTCTCCCTCTGGCGTAGGTAAAAAACGAACCACTGCAAAACCATTACCACTCTTGTCGAGTTCAGGTTTCCAGTATCTATCGTCTGAGTAGGATTTTGTTTCACCTTGAGTTGGTGAAGCAGCGTTCATGGCTGCACGAAGTTTATCTAATGATGCTGACATTGTATTCTCCTATTGTATTACATTGTATTTGCATTTTATCTACTAGATTCTAGACCGAAACCTAGAATCCACCTTTCACTATTTTCATAGTAACTAAGATTAGTATAGTCAATTTCCTCTATATCGTCAAGCGACTTTTGGAAATAAACTTTACTATTTTTATACTCTTCTAAAAGAGCAATAAATTGAGAACGCTGTGCATCATACACTCTGTCCTCAAGCGTATATTTATATCGATAATGAGTTGAACCTTCATAAACATTACCAACATTTTCTGAAAAGAGTGCATCAAAACCTAAGAGTGTAATCTCAGTCATTCCTTCCTCTAATGCATATCCCAATGCACTCATTCCAGTAAAGAGGTTCTTGAGTTTCTCTTTTTTATATATAACTATGTTATCTTGAAAACCAGCTCTATATCCCAAGAAATCTACTTGTCCTTCCCCACCTTGTACAACAAAATGAGTATCCCCCTCTTTGACAAAAACATTCTGTTTTTCTTCTGACCACTCAAATCCTGCACGGATAATATCTAACATAGATATGTCTATGGGTTCCCATCCACCAACCACAACTTTGTTCTTCTCGTAGTATCCTGAGTGGATGATCTCACTCTGCATTGAAATATCCATTGCAAAGAGTAGTTCAGGAATGTATCCATCACGATACACTGCATTACACCCCCACCATCTACCGATAGTGTCAAGATTTATTCCTTCTCTACTTCTACCGTTTCCAACTATTGTGAGCATAATTCAATTAGTCTTTCTTTATACTTTTTGAAATCATAAGAAATAAAGGATTTGTACTTACTTATTCTGTTTTGTAAATCAGGATAGATAACTTGTTCCCCAATCAGTTTAGACCATGTAGGTAAAAACCCCATGATGTCATCCAGTATACACATGGTTTCAATGGAGATACTTTTTCTCATAAACTCTTTGAGTAGAATAGGATGTTGTCCATTCTTTACTTCAATGACTTGTTTGATGGTTTTACTTCTAAGTAAGTCAGACACTTCTGTTTCAAACATATAAAAAAGTTTCTGATGTTTCTTCTTCCATTCTATGTATCGTCTATCACTTTCCTCATTGAGTAGATCACCTGCCCACAAGTCATGTTGTGATAGATTTGCAACAAAGAAATCTTTCAGTTCTGTTTTATATGTTTTGTATAGTTTACCAAAGTGGTATTTGTCTTTTCGTTTGAGAAAAGAATTGATGTCAGCCTTTACTTTACCGTTGTATGTTATAAAGTTATAACTATCTGAATGAAAGTGTAACTTTATTCCAAGGTACAACTGATATGCATCAAATCCTTCTCTACTGGTCATTAGATTACAATCTTGGGTTTTGCGACTGTAATACCTGACACTGCTTGTCTGTGTCCATCTGCAATAGTCTCATTGACTTCTGCAACAAACACGAATTGATTGAACACTTGAGAAGTGGGGTTCTCTACACCTGATACACAAATACCTTTTGCAAATCCCATTTTTCCATGTCCATCTGACAATATCATACGAGGGTTTTTGAGTTCAACACTACCTTCTGTTAGGTTGACTAACTCTCCAACATACTCTCCTGACATTGTAACTACTGCAACAATTTCACCGTTTTTCATAACAACTCCTATTTGGAATAAAAACTGGTAAGTGTCCCTTGACTAGACTTACCTCTATTGATTAGATTTAGGGACTTGGCTTCTGCCTCTAGTTTTTGTTTCAATGGGTCAGATAACAATCTCTTTGCACTCTCAGGTTCTAGTGCATGATCATCACACACTCTAAGAATTGCATCTACGACACCTGCACGACCATTACTCAATAATCGTTCTACCTTTTCGTTGAATTGTTTTTTAGATAGTATTGACATTTATACTCCATATAAATTTTTATAACGATTTCTCAACGATACCAGTTCCTCGACATGACGATGAGGTTCACTAACAAACAGTTGATAATTACCGTCTTCTATTGCAACAATCGCACACAACTCATCTATGGCTTCACCAGTTAGTTCTTCAACCATGATTGCATAAGCAGTCATTTGTAAATACCAAGACTCTGCATACTCCTCTTTCTTATATTTTGCACTTGTCTTGAAATCTATAATTGCAAGTGCATCTTCAAAGATACCTACACAATCCACACGACCTGCCATAGACAGTGTTGGACTGTAGAGGGGACACTCAATTGCAAGAGGTGTTATTTGATCTAACAAACCTCGAATACCTTTGAACATACCTTCTTCTATTAGGTTATTAAACTCTATGTAATCATCTTCTCTACGAAGGTACTGTTCTACTTTATCGTGGAATGCAGTTCCTCGTCTTGCAGCCTTTTGGGATATACGATTGGCTTCTTCTTCACCAACTCGTTTTCTCCATAGTTGTATTTGATCTCTTGTCTTTAGTCCAACGACTGTAGTAACACTGGGTAATTTAGTTCCCATACTATCTACATAAAACCGTGTTCCGTTTTCTGTAATAGTTTTTAGATCTAATCTTTCTAAATCAGAAAAGTCTAAGTAATCTGTTTGCACTTTACCCATGATATTATTTTACTTGTTTTTGTTCTGTTTGTCTATGTGTTTTCTGACAACTTGTTCTGCTTTTATTCTTTTGATTGATTTGTTTCCGTGGGTCTCTGCAAGTTTAGATGCAGGATTAGCTTCACCTATTCGTGATAACACTTCATTGAACCCACCAGTCTTATCTCTGATAGTTACACGACCAACAATGTTAGGTGAACCGATCTGTTGTTTGAGGTGTGGGTTGTTTTCTTTGAACTCATCCAACTTAGTGTAAGACATGAAGTGTTCTTCAATCTCGTTGGTTTCGGTATTTAGAAATTCGTATGTTGGCATTATGCACTCATAAAACTAGGAACTGGTCGACCAGTCCACTTTGCAAAGTCTTTCTTATAAACTCTGTAGTATTTATGGTATGCATTTATGACATTTTTTTCCTTGACATCATCTGGCATTGCAGGTGGTGGTGCAGAAAATCTTTCACTAGGAATGTTTTGAGGTGGTTCCTCTAACACTTGTCTGAGTAGTGTATCAGTCAAATGTGTTTTACCATAACGATATGTGTATTCATCACACAACGCACAAAACAGTTTGTAGAGATAACGGTAGTTACCCCAAGACTGTCTTGTCCATACTGCAGTAGGATGGTTGATGTGTGAAGCTTTATACAACACATTCTCCATATTATTGTTAGGATGTTTCCATCGTCTAATCCTTCTACCGTTTTTAGTTTTATCTTCATACTCAGATCCATCTAACACACGGTGTGCAGTAGACATGAGTTGTGCATACTCGATGATCATCTTGACCACATGTTTATCACAATGCAGAGTTGCACATTTCTCAGGTCTTGTATCTAAGTAGAATAGGTTCACGATACTCTGCTATCTATTGAGTTGACTGTACTTTCTAGTGAACCTAGTATACTGTCAACAGTGTTGATAGAATTTGAAAGTATGTTTATTTCACTTTGTAGAGAGGACACTTGGTATTCTATTTGTTCCAATATGTCTTGGTTCTTCTCTATTCTTTCTTGTAATGCTTTTAGTATTTCTTCCATATAGTCTCCATTATATTATAGTTTTTGTATCTCGTCTAGGGTGTTTTCGACTTGTTCCCAAGTCAGATGTCCTAGTACATCATTTGTTATATGTGTATCATAGCATATAACTCCATGATCTAACACTGCAAGTTCCCAAAGTCCATCTTTACCACCATAAGAGTATTGACTCTTTATGACACTTGCACCCCAACCATTCGCAAAAGTAAACTCTAACGATACACCATCGTTTCTGTCGTATGTTCTATGTAAACTGCCTATGTGTCTCATTTGTAAAATATGTGGTTATCGATTGTTGTTGTTTTGTTTAGGCTGTCTGCCCAAAAGGGATGTATGTAGTCTGCATGATAGTGAGTTGCACCCTCAGTGATGTCTGACCATTCACCTTGCACTACTCTCCTTGCAATCAGGATACTTTCTATCCAAGTCTTACTGTCTACAGGGTCGTCAGATTTACCATCACAATACCAACTGAACTGACAACGACCTATAACAGGAACCATTTTACCTAACCAGTTTTCTTTGAGTTCTGCATCATATATGACACCACAGATAGTGTCAGGATAGAGATCACTCTCTACACGATTGAGAACTACATGAGATACTGCTATCTTTCCTGCTAGAGGTTGATTACCACTCTCGAAGTAAATGTTCTGTGCAAGACAAAGTATATCTCCGTTCTCATCTGAAGCATTTGCTTTTATTGATACAAACATGAGGAACAGACCCATCAAAAAACCAAATGTTGCTGAACCTAATCCAATACCCAAACGAATGAGTAGTTCTCGTTCAGCTATTTTCCCAATTACTCCAAACTTATGTTTCTCGTTCATTTCCAAAACTCCTTCTCCCATATAAGGGGTATGCGTTTTTTCTGTCGATTCTCCTCACATATCACGGCACCAATGTAAACACATAGTACCATAACAATTGTGATAACGATTACAAGTATTGTTACCATATTTAGTACCCACTTGTTACATGTGCATATTCATCTGCACAATTAGTTTCACCACAAACACATGTGTCGTTATCGTTTTGATGATTTTGATTTTCAAAGTGATCAAGGGCAGCATCAACATGTGCCTTTTCTGTTTCACTTAGGTTCTCGTAGTCTGCCATTGCATTCGGCAACCAATCTAGTTTTAGTTGTATCATATCTTTTCTCCTAGGTTCCCCCAAAATTTATCTGTTTCATCTTCCCTCAACTCACAAGTCTTTTTGAGTTGTTTAGGTGTTATGTAGAGTGCTTCACATAGATCTAACAACACATCACCAAAAGGTAATTGATTGTTAGACTTCCAACGAACTATGTCGCCAGGAGCTACATAAAACTTGTCTTTGTATTTTTCTACTACATTGCCTGTAGTAGAGAATGTGCCTGTAACAGACCATCTTTTGTAGTCACGACCTGCGACTTCTATTGTATCAAAAAATCTTTTTACCATTATTTTGCTCCTACAAAGGTTGATAAATCTTTTAGATAGTTTCTGAGTTTACCCCATGCAAGGTTATATCCCCAATCTTTTAAGTATTGGTTTCTCAAAGCACTGTATTCAGAATAACTTGAATAAGGATAAATTGCAAAGGTTTCTGCATAGTCCTTATGACAATAGTTTTGTGGTCTTTTATAACCTTCCTTAGATCTTCCTCTGTATTTGACAGAGAACAACCTAGTTTTCATAAGATCTCTAACTGCAGGATGATAACGATATACAGCAGGAATACCCTTGTATAAAGCATTATCATTCTTGGTTTCGTATTGCATGATGTCAAACATTGTGTCTCCTTTTATTGTTTCTCTCATAATTTAATTATATAAAAAAGTGATACCTATTGTCAAGTGTTTTGAAAAGAAAGTTGGCGGGGTGGGTCGCACACATCAATCGTGTAAATACTTGTGGATTTTGTGATACTTGACCCATTATCCCTGCCCGAGCTCGGAGCCCCTATTGTGATCTTCTCCTAGTGCAAAGAACAGACGCTTTTCAACATGTTCAATAACATCCTTTTCTTTATACCAAATACCTGAGAACATTTCAGTCTTGTCAGGCCACACCACATGGTATCTCTTATATCCAAATGGTCTATCGTAGAATATCCTGACATCCCCATAGTTTTGCACTAACACTCTCATAGTTTTATATTATTTTCCTCTATCACATTTCCCTCTCGTTTGTATGCAATCTCATACAAGTGTATATCTCGTAAACTGATTGACACATTATTACAGTTGGTTGTTTTGCCTGGCTTTCTCTTTGCATTGTTTTCTGTCAACTGTCGTATGACCTCATCAGTGTTGACTTTGATAATCAACAGAACTTCTTCTTTCCAAAACACTCCAAAGTAATGATCAATCTTTGTGTATGCTTCGATTGCACTCTCTTTGTATGCACCATTGTAGACACCCTTCACAACAAGAGGTGCAAAGGTTTGTCCATTGTTTCCTTTAGGTAGTTCGTAAAAGTTTCGTAGTTGACGATCAACGACTGCATTGGATTTGTATTCTGAGAATTTACCAGTTTCCTCGTTGAGTGCATCAGAACCGTATTCATCCGATCCTGCACCTGAGGATATCTTAGGATGCACTTTATGTCTTAGTTTACCCGCCATTGACGCTTCTCTCCACTGTGTCTTGTCAGTTCCCTTTTGCATACCCAGTTCCTCAGTTGAAAGATAAAGTCCGTTTGCCCAATTATCAACAGAGAATTGTTGCTTTGCAAAATATCGTAAATCGTCAAATGTCAATGGACGGCCGTTAGCATCTGTAAAATCTTCTAGTTTCATAGTGTCGTTCCTATAAGAATAACTATGATACACCACACTACAAAAAGTAGTGCAGAGTATCCTAGTAGTTTGAAAAAAGTTTTCATTAGATTAGATAGTCAGGGCCGTATCTTCTTCTTCCTTTGATCACATAACCGTCAAAGAGGTTTCCTCTTGGTCTGTTTAGAGCAGGTGTTTTCCAACCAGCTGCCATAAGAACATCACCAACTTTGAAAGTAATTCCACACGAACCTTTTTTGAATTCAGTTTTGTTGATAAAACCCCAAACGGATCGTTGGTAGGTACCACTTTCAATTATCTTGATGTATTTTCGTCCAACTTCATAACCCCAAGAATAATCGGTTAGAGTAGGAAAATTTTTGAAGTGTTCAGCTGCGATATCTTCACAGAGTTTATCACATAACTGGAACAACTCTTGTTCTTGGTTCACTTCATTTACTAATTCAGAAAGTTTCATATTGTCTCCTTTTATTTCTCTCATAATTTAATTATATAAAAAAGTGATACCTATTGTCAACCCATAAATTCAGTTATTCCTGTATGTAGCGATAACCGTTCTAAGGACTTATTATAATACTCCTCATACCCCTCACAACCAACGAAATCACGACCAGTATTGATACAGGCTAATGCAGTGCTACCTGATCCACTGAAACAGTCTAATACGGTCTCATCCTTAGGACAGTAAGCATTGATCATTCGTTGTAGAATAAACTGGGGTTTTACGGTGGGGTGGAAGTTTGACTCTTTAGCTTCCTTAGAGTTAGTGGTTAGATTACCTTCCCAAATAGTAGTGGGGATAGTTCCGTTCTCATACTTCTCTCCAGTCCTTACATTGATCTCCATCTTTCTAGGAACTTCAATGTGTGTCCTATCAAAGTGAAAGTCTTTACCTTTAGAATAACACCATGCAGTTTCAAACTTGTGTGCAAAGTTATTACGAGGACGACCACCCCAGTTGTATGACCAGTGGATTGCAGACTGAGGAACAAGTCCTTCTATCTTGTTCAACACTTCCAACTTCAGACGAAAGAATAGATCGGTCTTTTGTGTTCCCCATACACATAACATACGATTGGGTTTCAATACACGACTACACTCGGTAATCCACAACTTAGACCATTCCAAATATTCATCTTCATTTGCAAATGTATCCCATCCTGCACCACCGTCATAACCAATGTTGTAAGGTGGATCACAATTGATATGTCCTACACTTTCATCAGGAAGTGCATACAAAAATTCTAGACAATCTTTGTGTTGTAAATCTATCATAGTTTTGCAGTGGTTAGGTTCACCTCTTCAAGAAACTTAGCACCTTGTTTGGATTTGATAAAACCTAATACTGCTTGTATTTCGTTTCTGTCTAAAGACGAGAAGTCTTTGAACCTAGACCATACTGTTCCCACGGTTACCATCTTATTCCCAGCAGTAACAGCTGCATTCCACAAGAGATCGTCCTTAGGATACAATTCATTCTTTTCACATTGATTGATTAGGTGTCTACCTAATGCAACAATACCATTTTCTGATAACATAATATACTCCTTAGTAGAGAGATACACCTCTCACAGTTATAGTATTATTAGTATAATAAAAAGTGAGAGGTGTAGTCAAGGCTATTTCAAATAGTTTTGAAAATAATTTTTCATGACATCAAAAGGAATTACTGTTCCAAACTTCAGTAATCCATCTGACTCCCTATCCAACTCTAGAGATTGCTGGTAGAACCCCTCAATAGAGAACCTATTAGTGAGGACGAGAGGTGAGTTGAAGTATGCATTCCCAAAGAAGTCATGCAATCTTCTCCACTCATACTCGAATGCCACAAACGCATCCCTAATCCATTTGATAGGATCACTAGGATTTGGTGTTCCAAAATGGATGATCATATCCATTCTTACTTTCTCACACCTTCCTCTATCATACCATTTTGCAGAAAAACTTGGTAAGATTTTTTCTGAGAAACAAGAATAACCAGTCCACTGATTATACTTTCCATCAGTGTATATTTCAGGAAATTGTTCCTTTAGAATTTCCATCAACTGTGTTTCACTTTTGATAGTAATGACAGAAGCATCACCTGTCTGTTCAACATAAAGTTCAATTAGAAGAGCGTTGATCTTCTGTTCCTTCGTATCGAACTTACCATTTCCTGTAAAAGAAATAACTTCTCTAATATCATCAAAGAATTTTTTTCTCTGTTTTTCAGTAGGATTTTTAGGAAGTGCAATTTCACCTTGTTCCACTTGGACTCTAGCTATAACTTCCATATCTTCCCAAGAGATAGAATCAAATTCTAAATCTAAGGCATTGAAATATCCACCAATTTGTGCAAGTTTGGCTATAGAAAAGAATGCATTCTTTCTGAATACATGCACAACTCTATTTTGCATATTAGTGTGTTTGGTTAGAATATCATGAGTAGTGTTTCCACTAAACAGATATTCAACATTACCATTCTCGTCAACTAGGACAAATATTCCTTTTGCACGAAGGTCATACCCTCTACTGAGAAAACTGTCTTTAACGATAGGATATTTTTTTGACGAACCTTTACGGAACATTTGCAACATCTTCTTACGAAGTGTTGGGTTGATGTTGTTAACTTCAACATCTTCCATAAGGGTTGTTTTGACATACTCTAGTCCCATTTCTGAGAGATAAAAGTATTCAGGATGCGTATCAGGATTGAAAACTGATTTTGACAATTCTAAATCCTTATCGGTAAATACTGTAGATTTCGCCAAGTCCACAATATATTTGTTTTGTAATGACATATAAAATACCTCAATGTATTACGGTTCGGTTCTCAATACAAAACCCTGTATTGATTCAACCATGATTACATTATAGGGCAGATGGACTGTTCTGTAAAGGGGTTTTTTATTTTTTTATAAAAAAATTATAAATTATTTTGAATGTCGTTTAGTTCTTGAATTTTCTTATTGATGATCTCTACTCTATTGGGCCAATAGATGTAGTCCTTGTCTGAGTCCTTTGCAAGGTTTTCAAGGAGAGGTCGGATGAAGTTATCTAGTTTGTTGATAACTTCTGTTGCTGTTGTGGTCTTTTGTACAATCTTAGTATCTACAGAAGCAAGTTCCTCTGCATCCATTGCTGTAAAACCGAAGTCGTTGTATTCTATACTCATACTATTATTTATGCAAATGGGAACCCATCTGTCTTATACTTGTCCATAGTCAAAAGAAACTCTTTGTCATTCTGAACACTTTTGTAGTTCTCTCTATGTTGAATAGTTACTTCTGTCATTTCGACATCAGGGTATTGTGTCACTATACGATACACTTCACCTGCAACATACTGATAACTCAAACTAGGAAGTTCATGGTTCATAAGACCGAGATTGAGTGTAGTCATTCTACACTTCTTATCAGAGTTGTACACTAGATTACTTGCAAGATGATTGAGTGCAGCCTTTTGTGCTGAATACAAATACCCCTTTGAGATATTAGGCTCATGAGCACGACTGGAGATATTGATGATGTGTTTGGTTTCATCACTACCCCAATGTTGGAAACATTCCCACAATAATTCTGTTTGTCTGAACTTGACATGTGCATTGTTGATAAAGATATCATAGTCATTCCATGATATCGCTTCGTCCACTCTTGCATTGTGTACTGTAAACACACCACCTTGCCATGGGGTTTTGGTAAAGGTATTTGTTATTGACCTTGCAAGTTTTGTGCTACCTGTTATTAGTATTCTTTTCATTTTACATTACTCCATGCTCTTTCGTGTATATAGAAGATCACCATCTTGAAAATAAATTCTGCTACTCCTATACTCAGTGCAACTTCAACATTATCCGTAAAGAGATATGCTATCCCTATTGTGGATATGGTTGCAATCGTTCTCCAACTAAATGTTTTCAGTAGACTCTTTGTCTTTGAGTCTTTTTCTAATGTCTGTTGCACTTATGTTTTCTATCTCCTTATCTAAGTGTTCTTGTTCTATAGTGTAACCTACATCACGACCATAGGTGATATGTGTGATGTTGGGTACTCTAAGAATTGTAAAATCTTCTAAGTGTCTATATCCATTACTTTCTAATGCATATACAATTTGTTTTTCCCTCTCTCCAAAAGTGTAGGGATTCTTATCGTCTAACTCAGTATTTCTAATCAGTATAACTACTTGGCCAGTTTTGGCAATTGCTCTTCTAAAAAGTTCTGTATGCCCTGTATGCCAGGGCTGGAATCTCCCAAGCATTTGCGTAGTCGGTTTAGTCCAATCCATTTTTCTATCCTTACATTATATTTGGTAGGTGGTATGAACACTTTGTTTGTATCTTCAAATCTTCCTTTTTCAATCGTATCCATCCAAATGGTATAATCTGCATTGACTATATCTCTGTATGCAGGAGAAGGACAAACGAAATCTAGAATACCAAATTCAAAAGATGACATTCTATGTGCCTGTCTTGCTCTACCTAAATTAGAGAAATCCCAATCGTCATGAAACTCCCTAAGGGTATCTGCATTGTAGTGTGGAATAAGAAAGTGGTAAGATAACTCTTTAGCTAGTGTCGTCTTTCCTGAGCCTGGCAGACCCATTATTAATATCTTCATAGTGTTTCACTACCAAATCAAACGATGGTTTTCCAAACAGTGAACCATCTACACTGCATTTATTACAAGGTGAATGTGAACGATCACCCTTCATAAGTCGTTTACGGATCTTTGTCATAGGTTTAGAGAACCATACATCGTATAAGGATTGTTGCAGTAGATTGCCTACTACATGTTCTCTACCCCAATCGTTAGAACAGAATAACACATCACCGTTCCAATCAACAAACATTTTATAGAAGGGATAATGACAGGGTTTACCTTGTAGAGACTTGATATTATCTTCTTCAATACCAACCCAATCTATCACACCACTTCTGTTATTTAGTATCAATCCATGTTTCTCATAATCACCCCAGTGCATACGATACTTATATTGATCAGGTCTTATCTCTGCCGATAGAATCATTTCATCAAAGTGTTTCATTTGTTCAGGGCCATCATATAGATTGATATACAACAAGTCTAAACCCGCATAATGAACTAGGTCTCTGATATACTTGTCTGTAAGTTTGTCACCGTTTGTGTTGCACTCTATGGTTGCATAGGGTAATGCTGTTTTGAATATCTTGACGATCTCTACGAAATTAGGATTGAGTAGGTTCTCTCCGAAACCACTAAACGAAATCTTACCGTTATATCCTTCTTCTTCTAATTGTTCTGCAATGGTTTCAGCACCTTTAGGCGTAAGATGTAAATTCCTGTTGGGGAATACTTGTGGGTCATGTCTAGGGCAAAAGATACAGGTGCGATTGCACAACTCAGTAGTATTAATTTCAACTGTAAGAATCGAGTCAAGAGGTCTCCCACTGAGACTGTTTTTGTTCCAGTGTTTTCTCTCTTGTTCTCTTCTGTGCTCAAGAAACTCATATTGATCTACCTTTGTTGTTGCTATAATTTCCGACATAGTACCTTTCTTTCTGTATCAGGTTCATCTTCAGGTACATATTCAAACTCAATCTTATCACCTTCTTTGAAGGGTGAAAAATATTTGGGTACAATAAAGAACTGACAATCTTCATCTGCATCTAAAACTATAGATGTAGGATTTCCTTTTCTTTTATATAGGTAAGGTCTAAGAGTGATCTGATTGAGAATAGGAAGTTGTGTCATACAGAAAATAAGTTCATCATTCTCTTTATGTAGAAACATTCTACCTGAGTAGAGAGAACCTAGTCTAACAGAATAGTCATGAGGAAAATTGAAACGAAGAACATCGTCTGCAATTTCTTCTAGTCTATCAACATAATGACGACTTACTTTTTTTGTGTCTAGTGGTTCAACCACTCCATAACTAAAAGTATCCGCCGTCTCTGATATCGTCAGCATCCTTCTTATCCGTTTCATCTTTCACATCTGTTTCAGATGCACTTACAAACTCACCACTCTCTTGTAGGCTGGTTATAAAAGAATCGGTTTCACTTAGAAAGTTATCAATCATTTTATCTTTAGTGAGTGATGTAATTACTGACTCAAAACCTAATGTCTTTGCAATAGTTTCAATTTCTGTTTTAGTCATACCACGAAGTTCACTTTCAGAAGGTATAGTTATTTCTTCAAACTCTTCTTCTGCTTCTTTTTGTGCCTTTCTTTCTTCTGCTCTTCGTTTTGCATCTGCAAGGAGTTCTTCTTCACTATCATATTGACGAATAGGTTTGTCTACTTTTGCTTCAACATTTTTAGGTTCTTGAACAACTGCTTTTAGATTGGGTGCATTACCAGCAGTGATAGTTGGTTTAGTGTAGTTAGGTTTTGTCTTTACATCTTCTTCAACGAATTTGAAGTCTGACTCTTGTGATGCTTCTAGTTCTTCAAAGGTATCTTCCATGTAGTGAGTTGGTTGCAATCTCTCTTGTGGAATTGCAGACGGAAGATCTTCTACTCTTTGCACTTCCTCAAAGAAGTCTTTGACGGTCTTTGCATCTTGAGGAACATCGAGTTCAATAACTTTATCTACACTTGTTGTTGTTGCATCTTTCTGACTTGCACCTAGTGGATCTAAGAGAACTTTTTCTCTACGAGATAGTTCTATGTGTGGTGTAGTTGCTTCTACTAAATCAGGATCATCCTTTGGTTGAGGTTTGATTGTATGACTTAGATCAGAATCATAGGCATCATCTATATGAGGTCTACCTGCACGAATCATATCCCATGCTTTTGATTTTGGTTTCTCTACTTTTGGTGCATGTGGTTGTTCTACAGCTACAGGTGCAGATGTTACATTACCTGCAACACCTGAAAGTACTTCGAGTTGGGCTTTGAGAATTCGTACTTCTTCTTCTGCTTTCTTTCTTCGTTGTCTTTCGTCTGTGATTTCTTGTGTTCTTTCAGCTTCTCGTTTTGCAAGTTCAGCTTGTTTTGCGACAAGTTCTTCTTCTTGCAATTCAGCAAGTTTTGTTTGTACAAACTTTACAGTGTTATTGAAATCAAGTATTCCTTTCTCTACTTCATTTCTGACTACTAAGAGAGAGTCTAATTCTTGGAGAGAAAAGATACCCTTCTGTAATCCTTTCTCTATTACTTGTCTTACACTTTGTGCTGTGTTGGGTTTTATACCTACAGTAAAATTTTCTACACGCTCAACTAGTCTTTCCGATTCTGTTTTTTGACGGATTGCTTGTTCTTGAGCAAATTGGGATGGTTTCAATTCATCTGTTGCCATTATATATTCCTCATAAAAATCCTAGGAGTCCTACTCGACTATAGAAGTTACATAAGTCGAAGTTATATAATAACTCCCTTTTTTCTATATGTAGTCTCTGAGGACTGTACTAATATTTATTTATACTTGAATCTCAGGGAATGCCTTTGATACAAGTTCTTTAGTTATGTTAGGGAAAGGATTTACTTTATCCTTTACCAAATCCATAAGTTCAGCTTCTTTAGATGGGATACCTTCTAGTAGTTGTATCCACATCGTTTCTCTTCTGACTTGGGGTACCTGTTCTGTTACAAAGTACTTGAACTGTCTTGTCTCTAATCTCAATGCAGTTTCACTCAGGTCGGATGCAGGTGCAGTGTTGGAGTTATATGGTGTTTTACCTTCAGGCAATGTAGAAACAATCTTAGGATCAAATAACCATTGCAGTACTTTTTTTACTGCACCGTTTCTATCATTGAATACTCTCAGACCATTGACTGCTTTGTCTTTATCTTCACCTGCAACAATGTTTGCCTGACATAGTATTTCAAATACATCTGCATTATGAGTAAGATTCTTCCTCTCAGTAATCAGTTCCATTTTAGGTTTATTAGGAGCTCCCTTTGGTCTCCCTCTACCTCTTTTCTTTTCTTCTATCATAATCTAAAATCCTCGACATTATCTAATAACTCATTGAGTCTGTGTTCCCTAAGGTAATCGAAAACTTTACCTTGGGGTGGTTCACACTTTTCAAATTCATTCACAATGTTTTGTTCTATATCACTAGGAATGAAATCTAAATCAATAAGAGTTTGATTTCGTAAATAATTACGATAGTATTTATCATCGTTTTCAATCGTAATTCTCATGTATTTATCTAAAACATTTTTTCTCAGTGGAGTTTGTCTGATACCTTCATCTAAACAATTGTCTGTAGAGAGTATGTTTGGTATTCCATCAGACTTATCACCTTTGAGTATATGTTCTTGTTTGAATGCAATCGGATCACTGCATACAATGAACCGACCTAAGTTAGGTGAGAACTGTTTTACTGTTTCACCATGCAACTGTTGAAAGTCCTTATCACCTGATATGATAAGTGTATCCTCACCCACCTCTGCATTTCTTTTAGTGAGGACTGCAATGATATCATCTGCTTCACAGTTCTCTACATACATGTAGTAGTAAGGAAAGTTATCTCTGATTTCTTCTTTGACTGTTTGCAAAGTCTCAAATATAAGACCCCAATCTAAATCATCTTTATCTCTAGCTTTCTTTCTGTTTGATTTGTAAAAGGGAAAGTAATCTCTTCTCCATGGATTACTTGCATCAGTACATAAAACAATGGAACCGTATTCACTTGCATATCGTTTCTGATAGTTCCGAACTGAGTTTATTATCATGTGACGAAGTAGGTCTTTACTGATCTCTCCATCGTTTATCTTGAGTTGTGCCATCAGACCTGCAATGATGGTCTGAGTAAAATCTATAAGTATCATTTAATCACTTTAGCTAATAATGTATTTTTGGTAATCCTGTTGTTTCCTTCTTTTCGTTTACTTCTTGGTATCTCGTCTAAGAAATTTTTTGCAATAGTATTACCACCTTTAATTAGTCTATCCAATAACTTCAAATCTGTCAAGGTCTTTTCTTCACATTTCTGAAATCCAATTATGTGAGATCCTTTGACGGATAGTCCACCCATACCTGCATCAAAGCAAGTGAGTTTTTTATTTGAAGTGTTGTAAGTGTATAACATTTTTGCACGGATAATATCCTCAGGGTTTACACTATCGTATTTGGTAAACCTTTTTGCAAATGGTAATTTCTTTACGAGTTGAGCAGGGGTCTTGATACGAACCCTACGGACTGGTTTGTAATCATCACAATATCGGACAATATCCTTTTCTATACTTTCTATAAATTTTATAGTGTAGTCTTTATTCTTTAGAAAACTATAGGCTTCATCCAACTGTTCACATTCTTCTTCGTTCTTGAGTTCGAAGATTGTATTCTCAAAGTATCCTTTCATGTGTTCTATGACACGAGAACTGTAGTCTAGTTTTTTGAGATAGTCGTACATAGAGAAGTTGGACTTATGATTGTCCATGATTTTATCAATTTCAAACTCGACATGATCCATGGCACTGAGTGCCTTGTTTCTCATTCTTTCTTGAATACTAATCTTCTGACTTGTCATAATCCACTTTCTTCGTCAACATAAACTTCCTTGCAGGATTGATCATAAGGTTTGCTCGTTTCATAAAATCTCTGTTTGCAAGGAAGGGTATTTGGTTCCTCTTATCTAACGAGACTTCCACCTCATAGTTCTTATTTAGAAATTTTACATCCAGCAAGACTACTGGTCTTTTCTCTGCAGGTTTCAATAGTTCGATTGTTCGTTCAAGTGGTTTGGTATATTTTTTTCCGTATGTGTTCCATGAGATATTCTTTCCTTTGATTACGATGTCCTCTGCATGAAGGGAACACACCGTTGTGTTATTACCAGTATCGAGTTTGACCATTAGTTCTTCACCCTCGATTTCTATGGTTTCTAACACACCACATTCAGTTGCAGCCTTCTTCCATATATCTCTATCAAAGAATTCTTCTAACACAATTCTATTGATGTCTTCACCTATCACACTGGATATACCTTCGGTGCCAGGCGAGTGGTTGATCTCAATAATATAAGGTTCACCAGTTTCTCTATTTTTTGCAGGCATGAAATCCACACCTACCCATTGTCCATTTACTGCTTTTGCAGCGTTCAAGGCTGCATCCTTCTCTTTCTCTGTAAGTGTTATCTCTGTAGGTTTAGAACCCTGAGAGACATTAGAACGGAAGTCATCAATAATCTTAGGTCGTTTCATTGCACCTATGATCTTACGATTGAGGATAATAACTCTCACATCGTAGTCTTCTTCGATGTATTCTTGTAAGAGTAAGTCTGCATAAGGATCAATCTTTGCAATCAATTGTACGGTAGACTGGAGTGATCTCTCTGTTTCAATCAACAGAACACCCACACCTTTAGAACCCTGCAATGTTTTCAACACCATAGGGAACTTATCATCAAGTGCTTCATGAGCACGATTGACTGCTTCAGGATCATCACTTGGTATCAATACGGTACGAGGTTGGTTCATACCCACCTCTTGTAAACGAAGATATGCACGGAACTTATCTGAACATACTTCAATAGTTTCACGGAAGTTTGATATTGCAATACCGTATCTCTCAATCTGAGAAATCAAATCCATGTAAGAATCTTTTTGTGTAACATTACCACGAACAAGAACTAGTGTATCCATATCCAATTCAAAACCTTTATCATCACCCTCGTTGTGAATGGTGATGACCTCAGTGTCTTGATCTCTATTGATGAATGCACCGTTGATACGACAGTTATAAACTTCGATGCCCATCTTCTCTGCTTGTTTGACTAGTTTGAATGAGGTAGACTTATCGGTTTGTTCTTTAGGACGGTTAGCCAAGACAACTAGACGAAACTTATTGTTCGTAACTTTGTCGTCTCCTTTGACAGCCTCTAAAAAACTTTTCATTTATGTAATCCGATAAAATACTCTGCATCCACAACAACCAAGGGTTTGTGATTATTTCTTTTGATCACCACGACAGGTTCGTATCCTTTACAGTTTGACTCTGCCTGTTCGTATGCTTTCCACACATTCACTGCTTCTTGATTCTTACATTCTACACTATAGGGAAACTTTTGTCTAGTGAGTTTTCCCATAATGATATCTTCACCTGAGGAACCCATAGGTCTTGATTCTAAATCTTCTGCATCAACTCCTAAGTGTTCAACAAGTTTGGTTGCAACCCATTGTTGTAGTCTACGACCTTTTGCTTTTGCACTTGATGTTTTCATAACGATAATACTATTTATATAGTAAAGGTAATACTTTCACCACATCCACACGATGCTTGTTCTTTGGGATTTATAAAATCAAAATACTCGTTGAACCTTTCGACTTTGAAGTCTAAGGTCATACCGTCTAAGTAGGGAAGGGAATGTTTGTCAACTACGAACTGCAGTTGACCCATGTCAACGAGTTCGTCTATACTCTCGTCAAATACATCATCAGTGTCAAAGACATATTTAAAACCACTACACCCCCCACCAGTAACACCCAATCGGATGTAGGTGAAATTGAGTTTAGCTTTCTTCTCAAGTAGTTTTTCAATTGCCTCATTTGTGATACCTAGTTCCATTAGAAATGTTTTGGTTTGATAAGTTCAAAAGGAATATGAATATCCTGATCTTCAGGAACATAGAGAAAGTTTATCTCACTACGATTGCAAGTGTCGATTGCATCGTAGATAGTCTCTACTAATGCTTCACCACCTAGGTTGAATGAAGTGTTGAAGATAACAGGAACATCCGTGATACCATGAAACCCTTTGATCAAGTCGTAGTAGTTTGCATTCTGTTCTCGTGTCACTGTTTGAATACGACAGGTTCCGTCTGCATGGACAATACTTGGTATCTTCTCGTATGCAATTTGTTTTGCTTGAATCGCAAAAGACATCCATGGGGAATCATCCAGTGTCAACATTTCAAACCATTCGTGTGCATGTTCAGCCAATACACTTCCTGCAAAAGGACGATAGTCTTCTCGTTTCTTCACACCGTTGACAATTTGTTTTGCTTCAGGATGTCGTGGATCAAACATGATAGATCGATTACCCAATGCACGAGGGCCCCATTCGGACTCGCCTTGAAAGATCGCAACAATCTTTTGTTGATCAATCAATAAGTCTAATACCGTATCTAAGTCTCTGACTATTTCTGTTCTAATCATTGTTGTCTCCTTGTTTCAGATGTCGTTTCAACCACATACATGCACCCAGTGCGGTTCCACCGTCATGAGGAATAGGATCCACAAAGAATTTATGCTCAGGGAATGCAGAGAGATACTTGTAGTTGTTGGTACAGTTCAATGAGTACCCACCACTCAAAAGAATTTTATTGACATGAGGAAGCATGTCGATACCTTTTTGTATGATGTTGACGGAGTTGGTCAACGATTCTAATTCACATTGTTGTGCAACCGAGTATTGATTGAATGCATTCGGATGAACGGAACCGTAACTTGCCATACCCATGATCTTACCTGCAGCTCTTCCTTGATTATCACAACCAAACACTTTGGATAGATTACTAAAGTTCATACCTGAGGATGGTCGTGAAGAAATAACAATCTCCACACCGTCTCGATCTATGATCTCATCTTCCCAGTTGACCAAACAATCGTAAGGAAGGTTAGGGAATGTCCACCCCATGTCGATAAGAAAACGATGGTTGGATAATCGTTGCCATATTTTTCTTGGTGTCTTGCCTGGCACACAATGATAGAGTGTTTCCATTTCTTGATGAGTGGGGTAAGTGTCGTACTCTGCATACACACCACCACCGTCCCATACGACTGCAAGACACTCTTCACCTTTCCATGGTGACAGTGCATGAACACACTCTGCATGATACAGGTGATGTTCAAAGTCTAAGTGAAATTTTTTAAGTCCGACTTGTTCTGCAATGACTTGTGAAATCAATGCATCCGCGTCTTCCATGCGTTCTTCGGTGATCTCATAATCCTTGATCAGTTTTTGAATCGTGTCGTTAGAGAGTTGTTCGTTTTGAAATACACGACAGAACTCCATCGACTTCAAACGATCACACACGATATCCTCGTAAGGGACACTCAGTTTGACACCCCTACGATCAAAGGTTGCAACAATCAGTTTATCAGGAGTAGGAATATTGCGTTGCACAATACACTGCAGTCCATCTTCGTTGCGTTTCATCATTTCATCCACTTCCCAATACTTCTGGCGTCTGAACCGTGCTTCGTCAAAAACGAAGTCGATGGTGTCATCCGTAATGGATGCAACCGAAGTATCGTGTGAAATATTCACACCCAATATATTCATAATTTATTTACCGTAAAATTTTTCCAGTCTGTCTGCTGATAGTAATCTATCTGCTATCAACATATTTAGAGTTTGTCTTGAACCCTTTTGTTTTCCGTTTCGATATCCCATGTAGTAACAAGTGGATACACATGCAGTGATGTACAATAGATGTACGATGTAAAGATCCATTATTCTTCTCCTTCTTTCTTTTGAAGATCAACGACCTTCTCTAATATTTCTTTTAGTGCCATGACTTCTGTCACATTGACAGCATCTTTTGGCACCTCTCTTACCTCTTGTGTTTTTTCTTCAATAGGTGGCTCAACCATCAGTGGTGGTTGTACCATTTGACTATCTAAAAATAGTATGAGTGCAGTAAGCAGTAAAAATGTTTCCATTAGACTCCCCAATCGTCAGGGTTCATATAAGTATCGTCCCCTGAGTTTGATTTTACTTTATAACGGTTGACGACTTTCTCTCGCCACCACGCCAAAAGTTTTGTTCCAAAAAAGCGTTCGATGGAATATACTCCAAAGGCTCCCACACTAAACCAAAAGATCACACTGTATGTGGTCACGAAGATCCACATCGGTATATCAAAAAACCACCAATCCAACATATCAATACCCCACTAAAAATTTTATCATATTGTTAATTAGAAAACCGAGACCGATACCGTTCAACAATATCAATGCACGGTCTTGCCATAGAATGGCAACCCATAACCATAATCCCACACCAATCATACTAAAGCTCATATCAAGAAAGGCAAGTTCAGGTATGCCTCGCATCGACATACCGATCAATACAAAGACGGATGCAATCCATTTGACATACCACGACAAATCGTATTTCGGTGTCGCAGACTTGAATATGCGTTTACTGTTCTTTAGTTCTTTAGGATCAAAGTCCATCCACTTTTTCCATACTGACAATGGTACTTACCTCTATATCTTTCCATGCTTGAATCTCTTCATCAAACACAATTATTTTATCACTCTCCGATTGATGGAGAAACATGTTCGTGTTCAACAAGGATGCGATCATGGTGTGTTGTTTTCCTTCCGTAGTAAGCGAATTGTAAACCAGCCGATGTTTACCTTGTAATAGTTTTTCTCTTACTTTATGAAAGTCCACGGAATTATTTATGCACGACATCGATACCAACCTACGAGAGAAATTCGTTGACCCAGTTCGACTGGAGTGACACGATGTTCTAAGAAAGAAGGGAACACACACCAATCCCCCTGTGAGAGTTGTACGACTCCCTCAGAGGTCTCTAATATGCCACCCCTACTTGCACCCTGCAATAACAAAATCGTACTCAAGGCACGAATGCTACCGTCTTCTGAGGGATGCGTTTGATCGTTGTGCCATGTGTAATGATCACCCTTATCGTAGACCGTATACTGCCACGGTTCACGATAGAGAAACCTTAGGTTCCAATCAGGGACAGCCTGCTTGACACCGTTCATAATATGAAGAAACTTTTCTTCGTATGCCTGTATCTCATGCACCCATGCCTGTTTCGATTGACGAATCATACTCTCTTTAGCCTTGGTCTTATGCACACCAATACCTGAGGTTTTCAACTCTTTGTATTTACAGATATCCAGTATATCCAAACACTCGGCATCACTGAATACACTTTTTACGACATAGGGTTCCAGTCTCAAACTTTTTGTCTCCCTCTTTTAGTAAAGAACCGATTGACGATATAGACTCTTGTGTATGCAAACACGGTCATGATCAGTGTTGAATAGGTGGCAATCCAAAAACTATCCAACACACTGAACCGATCAATCAGTATATACAACACAAGGATTTGGAGTGGGTAGTTGATCACCAAACCACTGAAGACCACCGAAGCAGTCCGTGCATGTATTTCTCTAACTTCTTGACTCACGCCATTGTCTCCAATAGTAACCACCGTAACCGTAGGGTGCAGACCGTAAACGATTGTAGATCACGGTAATGCAGGTATAGGATAGAGTGCAAACTCAGGTGTGTATATCGCACCGATAGCAGAAACCACTATCATAAAGAATATAAGAATGAGTATAGGCCAGTTATTATCCATAGTAGTCTTGCCAACTGCCTTCGTGCCACTGTTCACTCCATTGATTCACTGTATACCACAATGCATAGAAGTGTGCAGAAGTATCCATATCGTAACCTGCACCACCTTCACTATAAGGTGTCTCTAAGTATCTTACCAACTCTTCACATTGTTCTAAGTGTTCTTCTGTGAAGTCTGCAAGATCATTCAACTCTAAGTACTCCATGAGAACATCATGCATTTCCTCTTCGTTTTCTTGGAACTGCAACTCGTCTCTCTTACCAATGACCTTAGACCAGTACCAGTCTTGTCTTAGATTGAATTTGCTTTCGTCATAAAATTCTGCCATTTTTTATCTCCTGTTATAGCATTATTATACTCGATGTTGGACGAGCTGTCTAGAGGGTTTTTGCTGCTGAAAAATTTTTTGCTTGGATTTATTTGAACTCCTTTGAGACTTTTGGGGTACCACTTTACTCCCCTGCTATTTTTTCTAGGAGTCCCAAAATACTGTTTCTCCGAGCTATTCCGAGACTCTGCGTACCTCTACCACATGACCCTGCTTGTGCAGCTCTGAGGCCAACGACAGACCTGCCTTCATGCTCAGAGGTTTCTCACAGCGTTTCACGAGTTTGTGCGACCCATCGATATTGGTTATCTTGGTGTCGATACTGTATATCCATACAGTGCTTGTCTGTTTTTCGGCCATAGTGTAAGTGGGGGACTTTCTCATTTCCCCCTTGG